TGCTATGGGTACTAATACAAGTATGTCTCTACAATTTGATTTAGTGTCTTATTCAAGCTCTAGTGGTGCATATTTAGGTGAAAGTACAAGAACACATACAATATCATTACCAGCATATAATATGACTGCTAGTGTTAATAGTTTTATAGATCAAACAACTACACCTAGTGGTATGTCTGATGATATTAGTACATTTAAAAAGACTACAAATACAATGATTAGATATTTGTCTAATCCATTAATTACATATAAAGTTGGAACAAGCACAGGTTATTTATATGGTAGAACAATTAGTACAAGTGGTGCTAGAGTTGTCACAGGTTTAGTTCATAATTCTACATTTACAGTAGAACCTGGAACTAACATGAGTGCTACATATACAATAAATGCAACTGATGGTAGAAAACCAGCAGCAACTGCAACACAATCATTTATAGTAGTTCCATATTTTACACCTACATTATCTGTTAGGTTTGAAAGAACAGCACCTACTGCAAGTACAGCAACAGCAACTATAACAGCAACTTATTATAATGATACAGGTGATTTGTTAAAAAACAAAAAGACATTAAGCACAATTAATACTGCTATTTTAACTTATACTGAAGCTGGTAGTACAGCAGTTGTTAAATCATATTCAGATACTACACCTACTTCTTCAACAAGTGGTAATGCTACAACATTAACATTTACATATAATATAACAGGTTTAGATTATCAAAAATCATTAGCAGTATCAGCACAATTTAAAGATTTGATTGGTTATACAGTTATTTCAAATGCAACAATACCAAATGGTTTACCTGCTATAAATGTATTTAGATATAATGACAAGAATTATGCAAAAGTAAATGGGGAATTAATTGTAGATAATAACCAATTACTAATACAAGAAGGGCAACTTAATGTAGTAAAGGGTGGAATATATAATGTATTAGAAAATAGTTATGGTTTTGCACACTATAATACAAATGGAAGTAATGGGCATTGGTTTAATACTGATGTTAAAGTACAAGGAAATGTGTATGGTGGAACAGGTTATGATAGACAATTAGCATTTAAAGATGAAACACTACCACTTGTTAATTACACAGGCAATTTTAATAACTATACCGAAAGTTCATACGGACCTGTAAATGGTATATTAACAAACAAGCCAACTAGTGGAAGTAATTATTTTTATGGGACTATGTTAGTCTTAAAGCACGCAAACAATTATATAGAACAAATTGCTTTTAATGCTAACACAGGGCTTGGCTATTCAAGATATATGTTAAATGGTACTTGGAAAGATTGGGTGGGTTTAAATCATACAAGAAAAATAACATTTGCTAATGAATGGTATCAAGCATTAGGTGCTTATGGTGCAAATTGGGCTTTATTTATTCCTTTTAGTTCACCTTATGGCACAAGACCTACATTATCATTAACAAGTTGTCAATATTTTGGAACTGCAGGTTGGAAAAATTGCACTGCAAATGTTGGCTATCAAAATGAAACAACTTGTAGAATTGATTTTAGTGGTATAACAGCTAGTGAAACACAAAATGCAGTTGTTTTAGTTAGAATGGTAGGAACATTAACATTATGATAAATAAAATATTAGCAATAATATTTACAATAATAGATCTAAAAGATGAAGGAGATGATAAAAAATGATATTTAAAAATGGAACTTATGATAAATTAAAATGGTTTTGTCTAGTAGGTTTTCCTGCTATGATAACTTTCTTTGGAGTGTTAGGAACTACACTTGAATGGGAATTCACACAAATGGTTATTACAATAGCAGTAGCATTTAACACAATGATGGGTACAATGTTAGGAATATCTAATATAAAATACAAATCAATGACAGAATATGATGATGCTGGAGAAGAAGAAGATTATGAATAGAACAGATATAGTTAATAAAGCTAAATCATATATCAAGTATTGGGGAAACCCAAATCAATTTACAAAATGGTTCACAGGAGATAATAACACTCATGCATGGTGTGGTATGTTTGTGAAATATGTATTTAAAAAAGACTTTAATTGTGATTGGTTAGATGAATGTAAAAATTTTGCTTATGTTCCTACAATAGTTGAGTGGGCTAAAAGCAAAAAATATTGGAATAGTGATTATAAAAAAGCAAAAGCAGGTGATCTAGTTATTTATAATTGGTATCCTGATAAAAAGAATCACTATTCTCATGTTGGTATAGTAAAAGAAGTTAAATCTTCTGGAATAGTATCAATAGAAGGGAACACAACAAATGCATTAGGTAAAAAGAATTGTGTAGCACAAAAGAGCAGAAATAAGAAGTATATTGCTGGAATAGTAAAATTACCTTATGTAGATAAATTTAATTTAACTAGAGTGCTTAAAAAAGGTTGTAAGGGTAATGATGTTTTAGAACTTCAAAAAGAATTAAACAAAAGAGGTTATAAAGACAAAAATAAAAAGAAACTAGCAGAAGATAAAAAATTTGGAAGTAATACTGCTTATGCTGTAGGTAACTTTCAAAAAGACAACAAACTTAAAGATGACAAAGAAGTAGGAAAGAATACTGCTCATAAATTAGGATGGCTGTATAAAGGCAAATAAGAAGGGAAAAGAGTTATGGAAGATATTTTAATAAAAATTATTAATTATTTAATACCAGTTGTTTTGGGCTATTGTATTAGTGTAATAAGCAGTTATAGAAAAAAGAATAATGCTACTAATAAAGCACTAAAAATTATGCTACAAAATAATTTAACTAATACTTATTTTGTTTATAGTTCTAAAAAGAAGATAACAGACTATGTATATAGAAACTGGTTAAATATGTTAGAAGAATATGAAAATCTAGAAGGTGATGATTTTATACATAATTTAGCTGATAGAATGAAATCATGGGAAATAGTTAGAACAGATATATTGAATAATCAAGAAAATGTGATATAATATGGCAAAAGGAGAAAGAATATGAAAGCTACAGAATTATTACATATATTAAAAGTACAAAATAAAAGATTATTTGTTATTTGGATCATTACATTTGCTGCTTTTATTTGTTTACTAGGATATACAATATGGTTATTAAATGATATTAGTACAGTAGAAACAACAACAGAAGTATCGCAAGATACTGATAATGGCAATAATAATTATATTGGTAATGATGGAGATATAATTAATGGCGAAGCAAACAATTAGGAAAAAGACTAAATATAAAACAAGAAAGTCTAAAGGCAATCCAAATCATTGCCCTGTTTGTGGTAAATTTACAAGTAAGAAGTTGAAATAATGTTTGAATTTACTCATGAAGAATATGAAGAAATAGTAAAGAAAGCAATGTTAAATGATGAACTAGCTGAAATCTTTTTAATGAAAATACATGGTTATTCAATAGTAAAAATATCAATGGAAATGCATATGAGCATTAGAACAGTAAATAGAAGAGTTGCAAAACTAAAGAAAAAGATTATGAAAGTATTATAAAAATGGCACTAGAATGTCCTTAATAAGGCATTTTAGTGCTGTTTTTTTATGGGAAAATATAATTACAAAAAGGAAGTAAATATCTTTAAAATCAGTGCTGAAACCTTTTTGTAGAAAGGAAGCAATAATATGAAACAAGAAAATAATTATTTTAGTCTTGATTATCTATTATTGCTTCTTTTATTTTAGGAGGAATTATGTATAACAATCCATATTTGAATAACATTAATATGAATGAAAGAATTGATAGTGAGATAGAAAAGTTAAAACAAATGAAAGCAAATATGCAGCAACCTACACCGATTACACAAAACTTTCAACTAGCACCTTCTTCAGGAATTAAATATGCTAATACATTAGAAGAAGTACAAAAAGAAATGGTTTATACTGATACACCATATTTCAGCAAAGATATGAGTGTTATGTGGCTCAAATTAGCTAAAGGAGAAATCAAAACATATGAACTTAATGAGATTATTCCAAAAGATGAAAAAGACTTAAAGATAGAGTTTTTACAAGCTCAAATAGAAGAATTGAAAGGAATGATAAAAAATGAATCCAGCACAAATATTGATGAACCAATTACAGAACCAAATAAAGATGAGAAACCCACAGCTACTTCAAAGATTTCAAAGTCTGATAAAAAATAATAATAATCCACAAGAATTATTAAAAGAAATAACAGGTGGCTATACTCCAGAGCAAAAAGCAGCATTTATGAAATTTGCTAATGGTTATGGTTTATCTAATGAAGAATTAAATAAATATGGTATCAAGTAATTTGATATAAATTTAAAGAAAGGAGAAAGAATATGAATGGAAGTTCAGGAATTGTACCTACAGTAGACCTAGCAACTAATAACACTGGTTATGCATATCCTATGATGTGTGGTAATAGTGGATTTGGTGGTTTTGGTGGAGATGGGGCTTTATGGCTAATTGTTCTTTTGGCTCTTATTTGGGGTAATGGAAATGGCAATAATGGTGGCTTCTTTGGCAATAGAGGATTTGATGATGGTTATGCTTGGTTAAGCAATGGGCAAAAAGAAATCATGCAAAACACTAACACAGGATTTGATACATTACATTTAAGCAATCAAATTGAAGGTGTAAGAGATTCATTAAATGGTATTTCTGGTCAAATTTGCAACTCAACTTATACTATAAATGATAGTATCAAAGATGGTTTCTATGGTTTAAATACAAGTTTTTTAAACTGCTGTTGTGATAACAAATTGGGTATTGCCGACTTAAAAGCAACTGTACTTGCTGAAAATTGTGCTGATAGAGCAGCAGTAGCTGATGGAATAAAAGATATACTAATTAATCAAACTGCAAATACTCAAAAGATACTAGACCAATTATGCAATGATAAGATTGATGCTAAAAATGAAAAGATTACTGATTTACAAAGAGAAATCTTAATGAAAGATTTACAAGCAAGTCAATTAGCACAAAACATGACATTATCTAATGACATCTATAATAGATTAAAAGATTGCCCTGTTGGAACAACACCAGTATATGGAAATCAACCAATATTTACTTGCCCTAATAATTTAGGAAATGGCTGTGGATGTTTAGGTACAAGTCAATTTATTTAATAGCAAAAGTAGAATACTACTAACCTGATTACAGGAACTTGCGAATCGCCCATACTAATACGGAAAGTATGGACTATAGAGAATAAGCAAGTCTTATTCTCTTTTTAATAGAAAGGAGAGATACA